GCCATGGCCTCCTCCATGCTTTCCGTGGCGCGAGCTGCGATCCGCTCGTTGTGGACGTGGCGGCAGGGCGGCAGTTCCAGGCAGCGATTGCAAACCATGTAGTGCTCGGGCAGCACGTCCCAGATGTGGCTGGCCGGCCCGATGGTCTGGTGCAGCTTGTCACTGGCGGCGGGGCCTTCGAAGACTCCGGTGACTTTGACGGGCCGCTGCTGCCACTGATCAGGGTCGGGCATTCCCCGCTCTCGCCACTGTGTGACGAAGCGGTCGGGCCACTGGTCGGTGGGGATCTCCGTCACGCGGTCGATGCGGAAGGGGCGCCTGTCGGCGACGACGATCTGCCCGGTCGTGAGTCTCACTGTGCTGACGGAGTCGGTGTACTGCGCGCAGTGCCAGCGGTCGGCGGGCACATCGACGTGTGTGGTCACTTGCTGGCCTCCTTCGCGGGTCCCGGGCACTCGGCCTTCCCGCTGGGCGACGCGGCCTTGCCCTTGACGGTCACGCTGACGTGACTGCCGCAAGCCTGACAGCGCCAGAGTGGTAGGCCGTCCGCGTCAGTCTCGGGAGCGTTGACGTCCACGTCGTGGCCGAGGCCGGCGAACCACTCCACTGCCGCTTGGTTGCGGACGGCTGACCAGTCGGCCGCCGGGGGGCGTTCGGGGAGTCGTCCGCCGGGGCGGCGCAGGTACCAGCGGATCAGGTCGCGCACGACTTCGGGGCGCTGACCGCCGCTGGCGGTGTCGAGGTCGGCCCAGTCGTCGTCGGGTGCGCGGACGTGCTGGATGGGGGTCTCGCCAGTGCGCGGCCGGGCCACGGGCCTTCTCCTGCGGGTCGGTTTCTGTGTCCACGCGATCATAGGGGCCGCCTTCCTGCGGGCTCGGGTTTCTGTGTACACAAGAATATCGCCAGAACCCTTGCGTGGCCAGACTTGAGAGACCTAATCTGTGTACACAGAAACACCGACGACACGCTGCCAGGGGAGCCCCGTCATGGCCCGTATTGCCCGTCTGATTCGCCGCACCGTCCGCGCCGCAGCCACCACCAGCCGGCACCTCGGCCACGCCGCGGTCAGCCGGAGCTTCCGCACCCTCACCGCCCTCTACGCGGCGATCGACACGGGCGCGGCGGTGCGCATCGCCTACACCGACGAAGACGGGACCCGCACCTCACGGACCATCCACCCCGAGCGGCTGTGGATCAGCGACAAGGGCCACATTCTCTGCACCGCCCACGACCAGCTCCGCCAGGACCGCCGCACCTTCCGCACCGACCGACTCGCCATCGCCGCCTGACCGAGAGGAACCACCCACCATGCCCAAGCCCGCACTCGGCAAGGTCGCAGTCGGCGACCGGCTGCTCGTCCTGCGCCCGCAGAACCGCTTCCGCGACAACGACCCGATCCCGGTCACCGTCGTGAAGGTCGGCCGCGTCTGGGTCGACCTCGCGACCGAGGGAAACCTGTCGTATCGGATGCGGCTGGACACCCAGAACGAAGGCAGCAAGTACAGCCAGCAGAACCGCTTCGTCACCCCGGCCCAGCACGAGTGGGAGCAGCAGATCGAGGGCGCCCGCAGCGTACTGCGGGACGCGAAGGTCAACCCCGGCTTCGGTTCGCCCTGGCACTCCGACGAGTCCCGTCTCCTGGCGCTTGCCGAGTTCATCCGCACCTACGACGAGACCCGCCCCGCCTGACCACCGCGACGCACAACGCACCTTCCGCACCGAACGACTCGCCATCAGCGCCTGAGGAGACTGACGTGACCACCACTACTGGCGCCCTGACCGGACAGGTTCGCTATGCCTTCAATCGCCGCCAAGGGGCCGCCTCCAACGGCAAGTACCACCTGGTCCTCGACCAGCCCCTCACGGCCGGACGACTCACCCGCCGCGCAGGCGACGCCCTGTGCAAGCCCAGCAGCAAGTTCTGGGGCCTGGAGAAGGGCTCCGAGTACGCGGCCGTCGACTGCCCGACCTGCCTCCAGCGCGCCGAGCAGTACGGCGTCCAGCTCCCCACACCCAAGCAGTACACCCGCTGACCCCCGATCACCGAGGAGAACAGCCCATGCCCATCAATGCCACCTACCAGGTCCAGTGCGACGTCTGCTTCGGCTACATGGACGGCGAGTACGAGACCCGCGAGGACGCCGAGACCGCCCGCCAGGAACTCGGCTGGGACGGCCCGAACGGCGGGACCGCCTGCCCCGAGCACAACACGACCACCCCCGCCTGACCGCCGCGGCGGGTGCGCGACACCGCGCGTGCACCCTGCGAGGCACCCACACCACACCGCCTGAGGAGGCAGCCATGAACCCGCTCAAGACCATCGCCGCGATCCGTGAACTGCGCGCCGCCGAACGCGCCCTGGAAGCCCTCGACGACGAGTGCGACCAGACCCCGCGCTGGTGGGAAGCGAACCACCGCGTTGACCGCGCTGACCACAACCCGCACCTGCCCGCCCGATTCCGCGACCCCCGCGACATCGCCGACGACCAGGAAGACCACACCGCATGAGCACCCGCACCGTCCACATGCTCTCCGACGCCGGCAGCCCCCTGGAGTTCACCGCACTCGACGACCGCAGCCGCGACCAGCTCCTCATCGACGCCGGTGCATTTGCGTCCCGGCTCGGCAACCTGCACGCGCAACTCGTCTCCCTCGACGACGACGAGAACGAGGCCGAGCTGATCCGCCTGCGGGGTGCGAACGCCACCGGGACCCGCGTCTGCCCGCACTGCGACGCCGAGCAGACCCACTGCTCCCTCTGTCACAACGACCTCGACGCCTGACCCCGCCCGTCCCGGGCCCGTGTCCCGCACGCGGGCCCGAACCGCGCCCCTCGCCCGGCGTCCACACCAAACCCGCCCCATGACCACACCCCGCCCTGAGGAGGGTCCGATGGCCGATGTGCCGTTTGATCGTGGTCCCCGCTACGCCTACCCCCTGCTCGTCGCGTTGCCCGGCAGCCGCCGCCGTCACGACGCCCGCTGGATCGGCGGCGGCCCGGCCGTCGTCACGCTCTGCCGGAAACGCGGCACCCCCACCGGCGACGGCCAGGGTCTCGCCCACTGCGCCACCTGCGCCCGCACCCCCAACCCCATCAACCAGCGCATCTACCAGTAACCACGACCGGCACCCAAAACCCGCCCCAAGGAGAAGACCATGACCGCGTTCGAGAAGGTGGCGGCAATGTTCCCGTCCCGCGACCTGGGCGAGGAAGTCGCCCGCGAGGTACTCGCCGAGGCGCGCGAGGAGACGCTGCGCCTGGCCGCCGACTACTTGCGTACCAAGTACGGGATCACGAACCGCGCCGCCGGGGACCTCATGCGGCTCGCCGAGCTGGAGGCGCAAGGCCGTAGCGCCCTCGCCCCGACCGCCCCGTGACCGCGCCCGCCCCACGGCTCGGCCTGTGTCGTGTGTGTGGCCGGCCCTGGCCCCTGGCACCCGGCGGGCTCGTGGTGCGACACCCACGCCAACAGCCGGCCGTGTTCGCGAAGAACTGCCGAGGAAGCCGGCGACCGCCGGACGACACCGCAGCCGACACGGCATCATGACCGCACCACCACAAGGGGGGACACATGGGTAAGGGCGGAACGCGGAGGCTCAGCGGCTCTGGCCTACTGCTAGTCATCGCAACAGCCGCAGTCGCCGTCGCCCTACTCGTCGACTTCATATGGGGTGCCCAGCTCGGCTGGTACCCACCCGCCGACGGGCAGCCCACAACCGCCCCGCCCACGACCACCGATCGATTCGCCAACGGCATCCCACACATCCTCGACGACCCGAACGAAGCCGCGACGTCGGTCGAGGGCTACTGGTACTGCTGGAACAACGGCCCGCTCATGCCCCACCACCTCGGCCACCGCATGCCGAACGACCACCTCTGCACCTGGGGCGAGCTACGCTCCTCCGGATTCGCCGACTGACCCCGCGCAGTCGACCGCCCCGCCACCGAGAGGTAAGCGGGGCGGAGGCATGTCCCGGCACGCCAAAGCGCCCCGCCCGGTCCCGGAAGGACCAGACGGGGCGCGTAGCGAAGGTCAGGCGAGGCGTCGGTACATAGCGCTCGAGGCGAGCATTCCCACCCCGAGCAGACCAGTACGGCGAGTAGCCGGGCTCGGCGTCACCGTCGGAGGCGCATCCGCCGTGCACTGGTACCGGGGCGCCCCCGGATCGAACCCCGACACCGGCGTGCACGTATAGGACTGGCCGGACGGATCCGTCCACGTCCAGCCTGCGGGGGGCTGGCCGTTGGTGCCGTCCTTGCCGTTGGTGCCGTCCTTTCCCGCGGGGCCGGCCGGTCCCGGCTCGCCCTGGGGGCCGGCGACCCCCGGCGCGCCCGTGGGCCCCGCCTCCCCCGGCGTACCAGGAGCCCCCGACGGGCCCGGGGATCCGCTGGGCCCCGGGGAACCCGCAGGACCAGGACTGCCCGGAGAACCCGACGGGCCGGGCGGCCCCGGGATCGGCACCGGCACCGCCGTCCTGTCCGGCAGCGACGGCACCGCCTTCGACGGGTCCGGCGCCGCTGGTGTCTGGCCCGCCGCCTGCACCTGCGCCCGCAGGGTCCGGACGTCCGTCGCCAGCGTGGACACGGCGTTGCCGCGCAGGTCCGCCTGGTGCGCCAAGTCGTTCGCCCGGTCGGCCTCTTGTCGCACCTGCAGATACACGACGCCGATTGCGCCGCCGAGGAACAGCAGGGCGGCAACGATGAACAGCAGGGTGCGGCGCCGGTAGAGGGCCCGTTCGAGGGAGGTCACGGCGTGCCCCCCAACTGCTGCACCAGTAGGCGTAGCCGCGCGTTCTCCAACTTCTCTGTCCCCAGCTCGGTACGCAGTGTTGCGATCTCGGCGCGCAGTTCCTTGCGCTCCTCCTGCAGCTGGTCCGTTAGGTTGTTGTATCCCGTCAGGGCTCCGCCCTCCCTAGCCGTCCGATTCGCGCCCCGGGAGCCGTACATGGCCGCCACCCAGGTCAGGACCGAGGCCAGGAGTGCAGCAACGGCTGTGACCATGGCAGCGCTCATTCGTACTCCCGGGCGCGGTCATCGGACTGGATCTCAGGAGCCCGAGGCGGGCGGGACAGCCCGCGGCTTCGCGGTCGCCGGCGACACCTGCCCGCGCGTGACGAGCGTCAGAACCGCGATCACGGTCGTGTTCACGGCCGCGACAGTGCCCGCAGACACGTCGAAGTGGTACGCGGCAAGCAGGTCCGCGACGACCGTCACGAGAGTCGTGAACGCGGCCGGAGCGATCGGGCGCGTCATCACCGCGGTGATCACACCGAACGCGCCGGAGATCACCGCCGTCCACGCGCCAGCCTGGTCGGCGGACAGGCCTACGCCGAGCGTTACGACGAGGCTGAGGGCCGCGGACACCGCGCCGACGATCAGCGCCGGCTCCGTTCCGAAAATCTTGAACTGCATGATGGTGGTCCGATCTAGAAGAAGGGGTCAGGACTGGAGGCGCTTGGCCTCAAGGTCGACGACGGCCGTCGCAAACGCCGCGACGAACGCCGGATTGGTGGCGAGGGCCTGCGCGAACGCGGCCACCTGCGCGTCGGTCAGCGCGACTGGCGCCGGCTTCGCAGCCGTCGCCGCGCTGGCCTCGGCGTTCCGCAACGACTGGTGCATGTCGTGCGCGTCGCCGGCCTTCTTGTTCTGGTAGCCCCAGACGGCCAGGGCGACAGCCTCGAGGTCTGCGTCATTCAGGGGCACGTCGGCCTCCTTCGCGAGGGCCCAGCTCTTCAGCTCGGCGGGGGTGAGGGGGCAGTAGTCGCGGTCGATTCCGGACGCCCCGTACTGGTGGAACAGCCACGGGTGTGCGATGCCGGGCTGCCCGGGCGCCCTGCCTGCGGTGGCGATCCACAGAAAGTCGCCGTAGGTCCCGTTCGGGTCCTTGTTGAGGTAGTCGACGTTCGCGTAGGTGCCGGTTTGCGTGTGCGGCAGCGCTGCCTCGACGTGGGCGAGCCACGCCTTCTTGTAGGCGACCTGCGTGGAGAACGGCACGTTCTTGTTCGCGTTGTCGTAGCCCTCCCAGTCCAGGACCAGGAAGTCCGCGGCGTGCGGGGCTGCCACCCCGAGGAACCGGTCCGCCTCCGCCGCTGGGCTGTTCGCCATGTGCGGGTAGTGGTAGTGGCCGATGACCAGGTCGTTGTTCCGGGCGTGGGCGACCTGTGCCGCTCCGTTTGGGTTGGTGTACGTCAGGCCCTCGGTGGCCTTGACGACGACGAATGCGAGACCGGCGGTCGGCAGGCTCGTGGACTGGAACGATGACCAGTCCTGGCCGAAGCAGCCCACGTCACACCCCCGTGGCGGTGCGCCAGGTGTCGAAGGCGGCGGCGAGCGCCTTGTCTGCTGCGGTCGGCGCGGACGGCGACGGCTGCGGCGTCGGGGTGGGCTGCGGCGTCGGCGGAACGTCGACCGGGAAGGCCCGGCCGGTGATCTGCGTCCACGCCGCGGCGAAGGCGTGCATGTCGACCCCGGCGAGGAACGCGCCGTCCTTCAGATGCTCGGGCCAGATCACGACCCACACCTCGTCCGTGTCGTGCGTCCAGAACGCGTCCGTGAACGACGTCTCTTCGCCCCAGGTGATGAACTTCTCGTCGCCACCCAGCGGGCCGGCTCCGCCCGCCCCGTAGCCGCCACCGAGGACGGAGTGGCCGCCCTCGTCCGGGGAGGTGCGGGAGTAGTCCCACGGTTGCCCTTCGGCGAACTCCTCCTGGTTGATCTCCTGGACGGTGACGCCGACCCAGATGCCGCCGAAGATTGCGATCGCGGCCTTGACCTCTTCGGTGTTGTGCGGGTTGACCTGGGCGAAGCCCAGCGCCTTCACGCCATCGGGGCCGCCGTGCTTGACGAGGAACTCGCAGAGGGTCTGAATGTCCATGCCCCCGTCGTGGCTGGAGCCCGGCCCGTTCGTCTCGGCGGTGCCGTTCGGGTCGAAGCCCGGATTCTGCGTCCTGTAGACGGCCCACACCTGCTCCTGTGTCGGGTACACCTCGCGGCCCGCGACGAGCGCGGTCATCAGGCGCCGGAAATTCGCCCACGTCACCGCCACACAGCACCCGGCGACGTCATTGCCGAGCATCTGCCAGCCCCCGTTCAGGCGGGCCAGGTAGTCCGCGGCAGCCGGATGCTGCGGGACGACACCGGTGAGGAAGTGGGCGAGCTGCAGAGCGCGGGCCCGCTTGGGGGCGCGGCGCCCGTAGCGTCGGGCGTGGGTGGTGGTCATGCGTGCTCCCGGGCGTGCGAAAGCCCCGCACGCGGCGGGGCTGAGGGTGGGTCAGTGATCGTGCGGTTGCTCGGCGAGTGCGTCGCGGGTCTCCGCATGGCGTCGGTCGACGTGTCGGCGGATCAGAAGGTGGTGGGCGACGAAAGCCGGCGTGGTGATGACGACCTGCGCTTCGAGATTCCCTGCGACATCCGCCCACCGGTAGACGACCAGGTACCAGGACAGAGTTAGGAGGCCGGCTGTGGCCAGCACCCATGCGGCGCGCTTCAACGGCCCCCCTGCGTGGTGTGGATGGCTCTGTGGGTCACAGTCGGGTCGTGCTGACGGGGTTGCCGGTGCTGTCGTAGTTGACGGAGATCTGGGAGGAGAGGGTGGTTGCGATGCCCGTCGCGTACTGGATGATCGCGTTCGACAGGTACAGGAGGTTCGACGCGGCCGGCGTCCCGGACTCGGTGGGTACCAGCGCCGCGTAGGCCGCCGTGGCGGGCGCGAGGAACGTGTTGACGATGTGAGTCCACGTCGCGGCGGCGATACCGCTCGTGTTGCTGCTCGTCGACAGGTACGAGCCACCCGAGTCGTACCAGTTGATCGACAGGGACACCGACCCGTAACCGGTCGGGGAGTACAGCCATGCGTCCGCCGTGAGGACGCGGGGGCCTGGGACCGTAGCGTTGCTGTCGATTGGTACGAGTTCGCACTTGGCCACGGCCTGGGCGCTGGCCCCGTCAGGGGTGAGGAGGCCGGAGAACGGGTAGTTGCCGTGGGTTTGGGCGTTGGACTGGGTGAGGGTGCCGCCGGTCGCAGTCCACGGGCTGATGCCGCTGGTGAACGTCGGATTCGAGTTCAGGGGCCGCTTCGGCATCGCCGTCGCTTCGCACAGGCCGAGGAGTCTGCCGAGCCCGTCGTAGACGTAGGTGGATGTGGCGGCAGCTGTCCCGGTGGCGTCGGGGTCCTCCCAGGTGTGAACGAGGTTGCCGACCGCGCCGGTGTCGTACAGGTTGATGGCGAGCGCATGGTCGGCGTGTGGGGTCCACGCGCCGGTCGTGTAGATGGGCCGGTAGGTCCAGGCCGTCGGGTTGGTGACCTCGCCGACTTGAATGTAGTTGTTGGCGTCTCCGCCCGCCTGGTGGACCGTGAGGTGGTACGTGGCACCGGGTGTGAGCCCGGTGGCGTGAAGCGGAGCTGAGATCATCGGCACCGGATACACATGCATCCAGTTGTACTGAGTGCTGAGCGGCTGCACAGTAAACAGCGTCCACTCGCCCGGTGTCCCGTCAGAGAACGCGCCGCTTTGGACTGCCCCAACCCCGAACGAGCGCTGCCGCCACTCCCACTCACTCGCCAACCCAGCGGCCGTGGCCGTAATGGACTGGATGCAGAACAATGACGTGCCGGACCCCACGCACAGGAAGGACGCGTCCGTCGTGGCCTGATTCCAGCCCGGAGCGAAGGCTGCGACAGCCTGCGGCAACGCGGGGCCGGTTTTCCAACCACCCAGAGAGCCGTCCGATTGGATCGCCGCGTAGTACACGGTGTTGACGTTGGCCCCGGCGGTGTTCTTGCCGCCTGCGACGATCAGCCAGTTCCCCACCACGCCTGCCAGCGTGAACGTCAGTGGGATGGGCAGCGGCGACGCCGCAATCCAGTTCCGGATCTGGCCGTTGGTGGCGTCGGCGTAGTAGACGGCGGATGTCGCATTGGCCGCGGTCCCGTCAGGGGTGCCGCCGATGACGTACACCGTGTTGTTCCAGGACGCCGAGGCCCCTTGGCACAGTTTCGTGGGCAGTGCAGTTTGTGCAGTCCAGGATCCGATGACGTTGGTCAGCGGGTCCCAACTGGCCGTCCACACATTGTTGTAGATGACGGACGTGCCAACGGTCTGGCCGCCCATAAACACAATGTTGGTTGGCGTTGAGGCCGCCATGCCGTTGTATGCGGCCTGTGGCAGCGAAGGCTGAGGGATGGGGTCCGACAGGTTGCCGCCGCCCTGGTAGGTGACGCTGGCTACAGCCGACGAGGCGGTGGTGACCGCGTTGTTCGTACCGCCGAGAAAGACGAAACGACTACCGGAAACGACCATGGAGGCGTAGTAGCCGGCCCCGTCCGCACCACCTGCTGGAGCCGCCCAGTTGACGCCGGCGTCCGTTCCGGTCAGAGCGGCGTTGAAGTCGGCGGTCGCGAGGGTTCCGCCGTTGGTCAGGCCGGCAGATGCCCCGAGGTTCGCGATCTGCCCGCTGGGGATGGTCACCGTTGCGATCGGGGAGGCAGTGTTGGGGCTGCCGCCACTGTCGGGATACAGGGTGAGCTGCAGGTCAGCGCCGACTCCGATCGGCCTGCACGCGATCGTTACCCGACCGATGGTGGTGGCGCCGGCAGGCATCACGAATGCCTGATCGAGATCGTTGACCAGCAGGTTGGCGGTGGGGAATGTCGAGTCGAGCCAGAAGAACTGGCCGTCGCCGGTGTTGCTGGTGTTGCTGATGGTGGAGAGGATCTGGTTGCCCCGGTAGACGCAGTTGATGGCGTGGGTGCCGAGATGCTGGCTCACCTGTGCGGCCTGGTTCACGGCGGTCAGATCCCCGGGGAGGCCGTTGACGGCCGCCGACCAGGACGGAGGTGTCGGCACAGGTTCCCCCTACGACGTGGCGAGACTGATCAGCGACACGACGAGCCGCAGCGACGTGATGGCGATGGTGGATCCGCTGCTCTGATTGGCGTACACCTCTAGGTAGTCGCCGGCGTTCAGCACCTCAGCGCCACCGCACGACGCGGCATAGTTGCCGGTGCTGCCGGCGGTCACCGAAAAGTAGGTGTTGGTGACGTTGCTGCCGTTGATCTGGATACGAGCCCGGCCCGTGGACGTGCCGAGGGTACTGGGCCAGATCAGTGTGCCGAGGATCTGGTAGGTGCCAGGCACGCTGACCGTGATCCGGGACGGGTTGGTGCCCGACGACCACGAGATGCTCCCACTGCTCGACAGGCTCGACGTGAACGGCAGCGCGAAATAGGTTGTGGCGTTGCTCGCCAGATTCGGGGCGCCGGACAGGTTGGCCATGGGCGGGTTCAGGAGCATCGCGATCTGAGCCGCATTGATCACCTCAAGGGTGGTGGCCACCGAAGTCCCCCTTCATGTGATCGACGCGAGCGCATTGCCCGAGTACGTGAACGATCGGCACGACTGCACGTAGCCGGCCGTGGTCTGCCCCGCCGTGTACTCGTAGTAGGCGGAGATCTGCTCGGACGCGTTGTAGGTGCACATCGTCCAGCGGGCCCCGCCGTCAGCCCAGGTGGTGCGGATCGCCCCGGCCGCGGTCTGGTCGTTGACGGTGAACAGCAGCCCGTAGCTCTGCGATGTCCACGTCGTTCCGTTGGGGGACGTGGATGCGCCGGATGTCTGATCCGATTTGTTCCACACGTAGCTACTGCCGGCAGTTCCGGCGGCGGCGACGACCAGCCAGTATGTGGTTGACGCGGTGAGGCCGCTGATCGGCATGGGGATGCGGACTCGTGTGGTGGCCACCCCGCCGCCACTGGCCTGGTAGGCGTACTCGGCGGTGTATGCGACGCTGATCAGCGGCGTCCCGGAGGGGGCCCCGCCCGCGTTCGCGTACAGGGCTACCGATGTTGGGGCCAGGGCCGCGCCTCCGCCGCTGACCGTGGTTGTGAGCGCCAGCGACACCGATCCGATGACCGTCTGCCCGGCCGCGGTGGTGAACGACTGCGCCAGCCACGTTCCGTTCGTGGCCACGGTGCCCGCGGTGCTGGTCGTCTGCCCCGCGGTCTGGTTGCCCAGGTACAGGACGGTTGTCGCGTGCGGGCCGAGGAGCTGGTTGACATGGTTGGCGAGCGGCGGCTGTCCGGGCACCGGGGCCTGCCACGTGGGTGCCGTAGCCATGGGCGTCTCCTACGACAGGCAGGCCCAGACGGCGTTCGTCTCCTGGCCGTTGGACGAGAGAGTGATGGTGGCCGGCAGTGCGGTCAGGGCGCTGCTGTTTGTCGCAAACCGGTACGAGGCCGCAGTGAGGCCGGCGTTGAACATGGCGCCTGCGTTTGCGGTGCCGGTGGCTCGGGCGAGTGCTGGGCCGGTCGTGCCGTTCGTGAGGAACGCGATGTAGTAGCTGCCTGCGGCGGCGCTGTAGGGCGCGGTGAACGCGGTCGTTTTGACGCCGCTTGATCCCCATGTCGTGGTCTGGTCCGCGGAGAGCGCGACTCGGGTTCCGCTGGTCGTGTACAGGCCGACGAAGTTCTGGCCGCTGGTCAGAGTGCTGCCGGCGCCGGTCACGTTGTACACGACGTTGCTGATCGTCGCGGCGAACCGCAGCGACACCTTGATCAGGTGGATGATGCCGGTCGAGAAGGCGACCCCGCCGTTGACGGCCAGGGCCGGGTCGAACGACCAGGACAGGAGGTTCTGATCTGACGGCTGGCTGGCTCCTGCGAGTACTGGGAATCCGTTGACGGTGAACGTGTCGGCGTTGCCCAGTTCGAGGTGGTTGTAGGTGTTGCTGCCGCTGTTGGGCCACAGGTTTTGCAGGTTGGGTTGGATGGCGCCGTTGTTCTGGATGTTGGCGGTGGCCGCGGACTGGAGGGTGCCGCCGATGACGGTGGGCGCGATCACCCCGGAGGTGATCTTCAGCCCGATGTTCATGGCTTCGACATACGGGTTGATGATCGTTGTGGCGTGTGCGGCGGTGTCGAGCCAGATCCCGGTGCCGTTGCCGGTCTCGATGTCCGGGTGGATCAGGGTTGTCGAGTGGGTGTTCGTGATGTAGATCCCGGAGGATCCGGTGACGTCCCCGGAAGGGATGAAGCGGCAGTTGTCGATGACGTTCGAGTTCGCGCCGTTGGAGATCGCGATGCCGGTGGAGGCGGTGCCGCCGTAGAAGATCCGGCAGTCCCTCACCTGGTTGTAGAAGCAACCGGAGCCGCCGATCTTGATGCCGGTCAGGGCCGAGACGCCAGTCCCGCTGTGGTCGATGAGTAGCCGCTCGTACACGCCCGACGTGGAGTTGGAGATATCCAGGGCCGTCCCGAAATGTGACGTGTTCGTTTGGGTGATCCGCAGATCCCGGGCGTGGAACCGGATCCCCGTCGCGGACGTGAGCGCGGTCGCCGCGACGTTCCCGTCGAACAGGATCTGCGAGCCCCAGCCGACCCCGGCCACGACAGTGCCGGTCACGGACACGCTCAACGGCGACGTGATCAGGTAGCTGCCCGCGGGGAACAGCACGGTGCTGCCGTTCGTGGATGCCGCGTTCAGGGCGGCCTGGATCGCGGCCGTGTCATCGGTGGTTCCGTTGCCGGTGGCCCCGTAGTCCTGGGGGGTGATGTAGCCGACCAGATAGGGCATCAGCCCACCCCCGTCAGAAGTCCATTGGAGTACGACAGCGTCGCCGAGTAGGAGACGGTCCCGGCAGTGCCCGTGGTGTATGCGGCGAGCGTCCCGAGCTGGTCCGCGCTGGTGTACGACAGGGACGTGACGCGGGCCCCGGCGTCCTCGATGATCAGCAGCGGGGTGCTGCCCCCGCCGGACTGGTCGAACACCTGGAACATCAGCCCGTATGCCTGGTCCGTCCAGGCCGCGCCGTCCGGTGATGTCGCCGCACCGCCGGTGGCTGTGCTGTGCTGCCACGCAAAGTAGTGGCTGGAGTCCCCCGCCATGCCGGCGACGATCTGGTAGCCGGTCGATGGGGCGAGGCCGGACACCGCGATCGGCACCGTCACCCAGAACCCCGACGTGTACACGTACTGGCCGGTCAGGGATGCGGTCGCGAGGGCCGCGCCGGAAGGGATCCCCGACGCGTCCGCATACAGGCCGACCGACAGGGACGGGATCAGGGGCAGTGTCGGGGAGCCCCCGACCGCGTTCAACTGCAGGGCGATGTAGCCGATCGAGGTCTGCGTGGCGCCGGTCACGAACCGTTGCGCGAGCCACGTGTTTCCCGAGCTGCCGTACACGCCCGCGCCGCTTGTCGCGGACGCCTGCAGGGTGCCGCCGTAGGAGACTGTCGACTCGTGGCTGACCAGCAGCTGGTTGACGTGGCCCGCAGCGCCGCCTGTTCCCGTGATCGCGGGCTGCCACACGGGATTGATGGTGGCCACGTCAGGCCCCGGAGATCGCGAAGCTGGCCTCGAGGATCAGCGTGTCCGACGTGGGGACGGTGATCGCCGGGGAGAACGCCCAGTGGTCGATGAGGGCCCCGGCGGTGGAAACGCTGCCCCCGTCACTGGAGCCATTCGCAAACAGGCCGGCCTCCGTCACGTTCCATGGTGCCGACGGCGAAGGGAAGTAGAACAGCCAGGTCACCTGCGCCGGGATGCTGGGCGTGGCCGGGCTGGATGCGCCGGCGCCGACCTGCTGCCGTCCCAGTTCGCTGAACAGCAGCGTGTCCGACGGGGACACGGTGCCGCTGCCCGACCCGACCGCGCCCCACAGCGGGCTCAGGTACGTGGCCTGCGTGACGCCCTGCGATGCGGCCACGTCCTGGATCCCGGACCACACGAGTGCCCCCGCCAGGGCGGTCAGGCCGACGGTGCACATGACGTTGTCGCCATCGCGGCGGTCCCGGATGGTGCCGTCCTGGCGGACGACGGTCAGCGCCAGGTGCCCGTGGATTCCGAGAGTGCCGCTGGTCAGCCCCACGTGAACGCCCCCCAAACTCCCGCGTCGTATGCCGGTGTCGCCTGCACGGTTGTGGCGATCTTGTCGGCGAGGGTGAACGCCTCGTCGGTTTCGGCGAAGTAGCCGACGCCGGTGATCGTGTCGCCGGTCGGTGCGGTGATCTGCTCGTTCATGGTGCCGAGGACGTCGACGAGCGTGTACGGGCGGAACACCCCAGGCATACGCCCCCCTTGGTCAGAGTCGGATGGCGGTGATCTGGGAGGTGCTGTAGCCGCCGTCGCCGAACGTCGTGGTGTTCGCGATCGCGATGAACGTGTCGTCGACACCCCACGCGTAGGAGCGTTCGGCGTCGGGGATGAACTGGTTCACGAGGCGGCAGGTCTGGCCGGCGCGGATCCAGCCCAGCCATTCGGGCGTCGTGGTGAAGTTGATGCGTTCGACAGCGAACGCGTACTCCTGGCGTTCTCGCAGGGCCCGGCTCAGCGCCATCGGGACGGTGGTGAGGCTGCTGTCGGAGATGAACTCGGTGAACAGCCCCCGGTTCGGGCCGGTGTAGGTGGCCTGGGATGCGGCGTCGTTGGCCTGGGCCACGATCGGCACCTGGTAGTCGTACCAGAGCCGCAGGATGACGCCCTCGGCCGGGGCGTTGAGGGCGTTGAGGAACCAGCCGCCGGCGGCGTTCTGCCCGATCTGCCAGGGGTCGGTGGATGTCGATCCGGCCTGCACGAGCGTGACGGGGGTGGTGACGCCTCCGACGGTGAGCACTGGGGTGCCGGTGACCGTGTACCGCAGTGGCCATGACAGTTGGGCGCCGTTGCCTTTCCACGTGTCGGTGGGTGGGGTGGTGGTGGTCGGCCCGTGGCTGATGGTCTGTGTGGCGCCCTGCACCAGGATCCTGTTCCGGATCGCTGTGCCGTCCCACTCGTAGCCGAAACTGTCCGGCGACAGGTGTCCTTCGGTGAGGGATCCGGCGGTGGTCGGGGACGTGGTGAAGGTGACGCCCGAGTTCTGGGCGGACGTGGCGTCGTAGAAGTGCAGGGCCCGGTTTTCGTCCACGTACCAGCCGAACGGTGTCACCTGTCCGGCGAGCTGCGACAGGGTACGCCATGCGGACGACAGTGTGGTGTAGTTGAGGACGAAGCTGGCCAGCTGAGGGCCGGGGGCGACGAACCCGCCGTCGGCGATCGACGCCGCGGTGATTCCGCAGTTCGCTTGTGCGGTGAGGGCGATGACGATCTGGTCGACGGTCTGCCCGTACCACACGCCGTGAACGATCGCGTTGTCCGCGTAGAACGTGTAGTCAGTGCAGTTCAGCGTCCACTCGTTGCGGGTGGGCCCGTCCGGTACGAGGATCGGGTCGTTGCACACACCGGCGAACAAGGTCTGGCCCGCAGTGTGGTCGACCATCGACACCTGCGACTCGACGGGTACAACCAGGCCGGGTGTGGTGGTGTATTCCTCGGCGAGGGAGATGGTCGCCGTGTCGCCTTGCCGCCCGAAGTTCTGGCTGATCGTCGTCTGCGTCTGGGTGCCGGCCCACGCCAGGTTCCCGGTGTAGTCCGTCGGGGTGCCGCCCGGCGGGGTGATCGTGAGGGTGATGTTGGGAGTTGCGACCATCGTCCCTCACATCCTGATCCGCACGCCACCGGACGGCAGAATCCTGGTGGCCAGGGCCCGGCCGATCTTGTCGACGAAGATGTCCATGTCCTTGTCGGACATCACCTTGCTGCCGCGAAGGTCGAAGTTGATGACCGTCCCTCCCCCACTCGCGCCGGCGGCCACAGGGGCGAGGCTGGTGCCGCGGGCCGCACCCGGCAGACCGGAGGCGAACCCGCCAACGGCCTTCGTGGCAACGTGCGCATACTTCGTGACGCCCTGCGCCACGCCAGCGGGGATCCACTGGCCCACCTCATCGGCGAACACCCGCGACGGGGACCCGATACCCAGGAACGACTTCGCGGCATTGAGTGCACTGCCTGCGGCGTCCTTCGCCGCCTTCGCGATCTCGCCCGCGCTGGACGTGACGCCCCGCGCGATGCCCTCGACGATGGCTTTCCCGATCGACAGGAACTTGTCGCCGATGTTGGACACGGCCGTCCACGCACTGTCGAGACCGGTTTTGATCGCGGTCTTGATGTGGTCGACGGTGCTGACGATGGTGTGCCACGCCGACGTGATCGGGTCGATCATCGACGACTTGATGCCGTCCCAGATCGCCGACGCCGCGGCCCTGATCCCGTGCCATGCAGTCTTCAGCCACGGCGAGATCGTGTTCCAGATCGCCTGGAGGCCGTGCCACACGGCCAGGATCGGGTCGATGATGGCGATGCGGATACCGTCCCACGCCACGCCCGCAGCGGTCTTGATAACGCCCCACACGAACTTCAGGGCGGTGAGTACCGCGTTCCAGGCGGTCTTCGCGACGCTGATGATCTGCTCGTGGAAGTGGTTCCAGATCGCCATGACCAGCGCCACAGCAGGCAGGAAGATCACCAGGAGGAGCGGCCACCACTTCCGGAAGAACCCGGAGATGGCGTTCCAGACGGTAGTGGTCACACCCCATATGGCGTTCCACACGGCGGTGATCGCCGACCAAACGGTTTTCGCCGCGCCGGCCACTGCCCGCCACGCCGCGTCCAGAGCGTGCCAGGTGGCTTTCGCGGCGGTCACCAGCGCATCCCATGCGACAACCAGCGCCCGCCACACGGCCTTCCCGGCGACCGCCACCGCCTCGAAGACGGTAGTGACGACCTTCCGGAACGTCTCGAAGTGGTTCCAGGCGTAGATCAGTCCGGCGACCAGACCGGCAATGAGGATGATCAGTTCGGGGATGCCGGTGAGCGCCTCCTCGGCGTCGAACACGGCCATCGCGGCGTTCACGAACCCCTGCGCGGCGGCCCACATTCTCGTCGCCAACGCGACCATCCTGATGGCGCCCGCGGCCAGCAGCATCCCGGCGGCCACGGAGGCGACCAGGCCGACGAGAGTCTTGTGCTTGTCGACGAACGAGGTGATCGGCCCAAGGATGTCCATGATGACGTCCATCAGGGTCGACGCGGCGGGCAGCAGAACCATGCCGATGCTGATCCCGGCGGCCTCGATGCTGTACTTCGCGCGGTCGAGTTTCTGGTTGAACGTCTGCTGGATCTTGTCCCAGTCCTCGACGGTCTTCCCGCCGTGCTTCGCGGCTTCCGCGATGCGTTCGGTGGAGGCATTGAACTCTTCTGCTCGACCCCCCGTGATCATCAGGGCGGTGTTCAGGCCGGTCGCGCCACCTAGGAGCTTTGCCATGGCCGCGTTGTAGGTCTGCGCGGCGGGCGTACCGCCCTTCAGCATGTCGTTGAACGAGTGGGTGCGGTTCGCGAGGGTCGCGAACTGCTGCATCATCGCCGCCTGTACCGGCGGCAACGTCTTGAGCTCCTTACGCCACTCCCCCAGCGTCGTCGACCCGTTCAAGTAGCCCTCGGCGACCTTCTGCAGGTTCGGCGGCATCGCCTTGATCATGATGTTGGCGTTCTCCGCGGCCTGCTTCGCGTTGTTGAACGTGGAGATCAGCACCTGGCCGCCCTGCGTGTGCGCGGCCACCGCCCGGGTCAGAATGTCCAGGGTTCCGGTCAGGCCCCGCTTCCCGAGGTTCTCCGACAGGTCGTTGCTGGACAGGCCGAGGTTCTGCATCTCCTTGATCGCGACGTTGTTCGGGTTCGACAAGGCCCGAATGGTGTTCGCCAAGTCCTGGGCGGCCTGCTGCGCCGACATGTTCTGCGCGGTCATCGTCGCCATCGCCCCGCCGACCTGCGAGAACGACAGACCAGCGGCGGCGGCCAGCGGCGCCACATTGCCCAGGGACGACGCCAAGTCCTGCATCCGCATGTCACCGGACGCCGTCGTCGTGATGAGCTGGTTCATCATCGCCACGGCCTGGTCACCGGCCATGCCGTAGGAGTTCATCGTGCCGGTGAGGGTCTTCGCGACGGTCTCGAAGTCCGCGCCGCCGACTTTCGCGCCCTCGGCCGATGTCTTCAGCAATTGCAGGGCCGCGGCCCCGTGGTAGCCGGCCGACTCCACGTGATACATGGCATCGCTGAGTTTCATCGCCGACGTGCCCGTCGATGCGGCGATGTCCAAGATGCCCTGCTGGATCATCTTGAGGTTCTTCTGGGACTCCCCCGCGTCCGTCACCAGATGCTGCGTGCTGGACTCGAAGTCCCCGGCGGCCTTCACCGACACCGCGGCGACCGCCGCGGCAACCACGGCGCCGGTCTTCATCGTGGCGCTCATCGCGGCCGTGCCCGCGGCCGACGCCCTACCCGCGGCGGCGACGCGCGCCCTGGCCGCGGTGAGACGGTCATCCGCCGCCAACTCCGCATCAGCGCGGGCGATCACCGCAGCCCCGGTGTCCGCCTGGAGCGTCTGCGCCGCCGCAGTGGCACGGCTCGCCGCGGCAGCCTGCTTCTCGGCAACAGTCAGGGCATCCATCGCCGCAGCCAGGCGGGCGTTCGCCTCCGCATCCCCATCCGCGGCTGCCGCCAGCGCCTCCTGCGCGGCGAGGAGTTCACGCTCCGCTGTGGCCTGCGCTTCCGACGCGACCGTGACCTGCTGCTGCGCCGCCGCCAGCCGCGCCGACGCCAAGACCGCCGCATCCGCCCCCGACGCGGTCTGCAGCAGGCTCGTGTCGATTGCTGTACCGGCAGACTCCGCAACGCCGGCCGCACGACCCGCGGCTGCCTCGAACCGGTCCATCGCCCCGGACACGCGCGCGAAGATCGCGGACGCCTTGTCTCGAGCCTCCAGGATCAGCAGAGTCGTGTTGGCCTCAGCGCCCATCGGCTGACCCCCTCCGCGCCTGTGCCTGTTCCTCGCGGACGATCAGCTCGATATAGGTGATGTACTCGTCGACCTCACGCCACGGTCGGCTCGCCAGATCCTCCCGGCGCAGCCCGAGGCGCTTCCACAGCTCCGTCTCGAGCGAGAACCTGCCCAGTGATGGCGGGCCGCCGCTCCCCATGCGGATCGCCGCCGCTGCGCTCGTCAGGAAACTGACGCGTCTCCTCCTTCGACGGAGGCGCATTCATCTCGTCGACGAGCTTCGCGAGCCGGTCGAACTCCAGCGACGGCAGGCGCCGCACCGACTCCAACGTGACCGGCCAGACAGTGCCGTCAGGGTCGTCCAGATTCCACGCGACGATCGACGCGAGGAGCATCTTCTCCCGGTACGCGACGTGATCCATGTTCATCTCCGCCCCGTCGCCAGGCCGGATACGGCCCGAGATCAGGGCCCGTTCCGCTGCCGCCTTGTCGCCCTGCAGCAGCGTCGTGCGGAGCTCCACCCAGTAGCCGCGGTCCGGCGCGCCGACCGGCACTCGCCGGGTGTCGCAGTAGTCGTCGAGGAATGCCATCGCCAAGTCTTCTTTCGGGACATGAGAAAGGCCCCTCGGTGTTCACCGGGGGCCTGCGAGAGGGGGTCGGTCAGTACGGGAGGTAGACGTTGTTCACGACGGTCGCGCGGATCGTGTAGCCGGCCGTCGGGTCCTTGCTCGCCTCGTAGGTGAGGTTGGACATGACGACGTCGGACATCTTGATGTCGTTGGCGTACTTGCTGAGGGCGATCTGCGGCAGATCGATCGTCACGGTGCCCGCACTGTCCGGGTGGACGAGGGAGAACGACAGGGCACCCAACGTGCCGTTGGTCATGCGGTTGAAGTCACCGTAGGTGGCGTCGTCCAGGGAGTCGAAGACCAGGTCGATCGAGCCGCTGGTGTGGAGGGTGACAGGGGTGATGAAGCTGGGCCCGTGCTGGTTGGAGTAGGTGTACGTCTCCTTGAGCCCGTTGTCGATCGTCACCCCGACGTTCGACACCTCGGTGCGGAGCGTCGAGTAGATCGTCAGGTTCGCCTCGGCGAACACGAACGGGTTCTCATTGACGACCGAGATCGGGGTGGGGTTGTCGAGGACCGCCACCGACCGGCCCGACATGTCTGCGGTGACCGTCACCGGGTTGTTGCCCGTGGGCGCCTTGAGGTCGAATTTGCCGACCTTGCAGCCGGCGAACTGGAGCGACTGGTAGCCGCCGAGGTTCTTCTCGACCGTCAGCGACGGGAGGGTGTTCTGCTGGGCGATGGTGTGCGTGAACGGCGCCACCACCACGGACACCGGGGCGGCGGACGCGTGGTTGAACCCCCAGTTGGTGTCGACGGTGCCGGTGGTGCCGGTCAGGGTTGCGATCTTCCGTACCTCGGAGGTCGTCACCGGGCCCGTGGCGTTCACATCGACCTGGATGATCGATCCGACGGCGTAGCCGGTCGCAGACGTCAGGCTGAATGCGTTCGTGCCCGATGTGATCGGGGCGGCGAGTGTCGTCGATGACGTTGGCGTCGACCCCGTCACACCTGCGCCGGCGGTGGCGTCCGCCCCGATGCTCGCGACCAGCAGCTCCATGGCGTTCGACGGGAACAGTGGCCCGTCGATGCTGCCCGTGTACTTCGCCTCCCCGTACAGGTTGTACACCTGCAGGTCGCGGGTTCCCTGCATCAGCGGAGGGGAGAACCAGCCCGGGTCGGCTTCCATCGTGTTGCCGGTCATCGGCAAGAACGCGTTCGCCACCACGGGCGTGCCGAACGTGGTCTCTTTCGCGAGGCCGGTCGCGGACAGCGACCCGTACTTTTCGGTGATCGTCGGGAATGCCACAACAGGCTCCTCAGGTGCTCTGCTCGTCGGCGGGGGTCGGGGCTTCGTCGCCGTCAGGCGTAGCCGTGTCGGGCGTCTTGCGGGGCTTGCGGGTCCGGGCCGGCTCGGGGAGCTCGGGCTCGGGTGCTTCGTGGATGTCCGGGCGCGCCAGGAACGCTTCAGCGTCGGCGTCCTCGACCCAGAACACGGCGTCGGGCTCCACGGCGCCGACCTGCGGATGGTTGAACACGGTGGGATGGCTGCCGGTGTAGCGCAGGTTCACGGCTGGCTCCTCATGGCCTCGGCGGTGATAGCGGCGTAGCGGTGCTGCACGGCTGGCAGCACCATGGCGAGAGCACGCTGCGGGAACCGGTTAGGGCGCGTCCCGGGGTGGTTGACCTGCTTCGCGAACCGGTCCTGTCCCCCGGCATCAACCCAATGCAGGTAGCGGGCCCGCACTGCCCGGATCACGTGCGGTTGGGTGCCGTCCAGGACGAACCGCGTGTACGGGGCCGTCGCATAGAACTCGATCGTCACGGACGTGGCGCCGACCCGGCGCACCGCATGGATGGAGTCGCGCAGCCTGCCCGCGTCCGGGCCCTTGCCGACCGGCGCCTGGTTCTCCAGTGCCCCACGAACCAGCAGCGTCGCCTCATCCGCCCACACCCGGGCCGCACGCTGCCAGTCGAACCGCCCCGAACTGCCGGAGTTGGACAGGCGGAGCTTCCCAGAGTGAGACACGCTCATCCGCAGCGTCATGCCTGCACCGCCTCGTACACGTCCAGGCTCAGGAGCGCCGTGTAGTACAGCAGCCGCTGGGTCTGCGTCGCCCGTGCAGTGGGTGCTTCGAGTTCGAACTCCTCACCGATCTGCAACAGTTGGGAGACCAGGCCGGTGACCGGGTCGGTGATGAACGTCGGCATCGTCGTCGCCCAGAACGCCGACATCACCGCGTCGATGATCAGCGGGAACGCCTGGTCCACGTCGGCGGCGTCGGGCGTAGTCAAGTACGAAAGCCACACGTCGACAGACCAGTTCAGCCGTTTGAAGCCGGCCCGGGGGGCTTCGCCGCGAGGCGCGGTTTGGCGTTCGCCGCGCATGCGGCCACCCCAGATGAACGCGCGCGGCCCGTCGAGATCGTCGAAGTTCGGCGGCTGAATGGAGGCGGTGAGGGTGTCGGGGCTGCCGGGGATCTGCAGGCCGTCGATGACCGTCAGGCAGTGCTGCTGGATCGAGTTGAGGGGCACCTGCGCCTCCCGTCAGATGATGCGGCGGAAGGGGTCGAGGAGCTTCTTGTAGGTGGCCTCGAGATCGGCGATACCAGTGCCGCCGGTGGACAGGGATCCCGGCAGGTTCTGCACGGTGATCGCCGTGTTTCCCGACTCGAGTACCTGGGTGGCGGCGGCGAGCACGGCCGCCCACAGGACGTTCGCCGGGAGGGACGACACGACGACGCCCGTGTCGTGCGCGTAGGTCAGCGGCGAAGCGAGGGTGATCGTGCCGGGCCCGCTCTGTGCCGTGCCCGCGCCGTTCGGAAGCGGCAACGGCGTCGCGGCCGTGACGGACGTGACGGAGATGGCCTCGGTGTTCGCGCCGTCGTAGGCAAACCCGGTGGCGCCGGCGAAACCCGTGACGTCGTCCACGTTCAGGACCGTCGCGCCAACAGCGGCAGGCTCGGTGAGGCTCGCGTGCGGCCACCCGTTGGTGTAGCTGACCATCGCCAGCAGGCTGTTGCGGCCCTTGTCCCACGTGATGTAGCCAGGCGCGACCAGCACGGACATGCCACCGTCAGGGCTCGTCGCAGACGCCGTGTCCGTCGCCATGTTGATCAGCGGATGGGCGACCGCGTACCGCCCGGACGGCACCGCCGACCACACCCGAGGAAATCCGGACGCGTCGGCCATCTGAATCGCAAGGACGTTCGTCACCGGCCAACGCCGCATGACCAGAATGCCGTTGCCCGTGTCCCGCTGCACGCCAACCCGCACATTCCCGGGCCCTTGTAGCTGCTCCGTGTCGACCGTCGCCCGCAACACCTGATTGCAGTACGTGTCCACGATGGAGGTTGCCCGCCAGCAAATATTCGTGACCTCCGCCAACTGCTCCTGCGAGTCGGCCTTGGCCTTCGGGATCAGGTTCCACGAAAGGCCCGTTGGGGCGTTCATGAGCATCCCCGGGGTGATGTACGGCGTGGCCACCCAGCACCCCCTGACGGCTACTCGTAGCGGTGGTAGTGCCTGACCGGGGGTTCGTGCACGTGCTGGGTGTAGCCGCGGGCGCGGAGGTGATCGAGGATCCGCACATCCAGGCGCTGCCAGTGCCGGGCCGGCATTCCACCCGTACCGTCCTCGCCCACCACATCCAGCAGGTCCGGCTCGGCGGCTTTCAACTCCACGGTGAAGCGGGTGCATCCCAGGCAGACCAGCATCTGCTCGCCGATCGGATACGGGTGGCCGCACCACGGCTCCCGGCACTCCGACAGGCCCTCCACGACCCCGGCATGGATACCGACGTCCTGCTCCACGATCAGCAGATCGCCCGGCTGCCTCCACGCCGCCGCCACGATCCGCCAGTACGCCTCCACGTCCCCAGGATCGATCCGCACCCGCCGATGCCCCGGCGCATACCGGTTCAGGAGGCGGCCAGTCGCCGGGTGCAGGCGGGTGAACGGGACGAGGATCACTCGCCGTCAGGCTTCGCCTGGGCGGTCTTCCGCGGTCGGCCGGGCTTCTTCGCCGGCGCCGGCCCATCCTCGCCGGGAGTGCTGCTCTCGGCGGCCTTCACGAGCTTCTCCACCGCGGCCAGCAGCGTCTCCGGGTCACGGCGCCGATCGGCCTCCTCGAGCGCCAGACGCCGCTGCCTCTCCACGTCGGTCTCCCACGCCGGTAGACCGCCGACGTGGAAGCGACGCAGCCGTTCCGCAAGCTCCTCCGGCAGCAGAAAACTACCGTTCTCGTCGGCCTCGAAGTGGCCGAACTCGGGGTCGTCGAGCGTCGTAGCGCCCGTGCGCGTATACAGGCGCATGATGGCTCTCCCTCTGATGCGCTGGAATGAAAAGGCCGAGAGCGGAGATGCCCTCGGCCTTCGGGGTGGGTCAGTTGGTATCGCCGGGCTCTACTTGGATCGCGCCTCTTGCCAGGTAGGCCACCGCGGCACGCAGCCGCTCCGGATCGTCCCTGAAGAACCCAAGGCCCTTGTTGCATGGCGCGCAGAGTAGGCCCCGGACAACCCCAGTGGCATGGCAGTGGTCGACACAGATGCCGTTGGTCTTCAGTGATCCATCCTTCCTGCGATCACCGGTCAGGTGCATCTCGGTCCCGCATATCCCGCAGCGGCCCGCCTGCTCCTGAAACATCCGTTCGAACTCATCCGGGGTGAGCCCAAAGGCCCACATTCGCTTCAGCGTCCGGATCTTCTCTCGGTTTGCTGCAGCCCAGGCCCGGTTCCGAGCAAGGATCTCATCTCGGTTCGATGAGTACTTCCGCTCGTAGTACTCCCTGAAGCGCCCGGGGTCTGCCGCTCTAGCATCACGAAGACGCTGAGCATTGGCTTCGCTATGCCGCGCCCACGACTCCCGCTTTTGCTCCAAGATGCGCTCGCGTTGAGGCCCTTCGCGTCGAGCCTTGCGGTTCGCCTTGTACTTGTCGGTCTGGCGATACCGGCGGTCAGCTTCGGCGGCTGCCTCCGGATTGTCTTTGGCGCGCTGACGGGCGGCAGCAATGGCGCACGCCTTGCACCTGTACTGCCGCCCGTCCGGCGACTTGGCCATCTTGTGAAAGTCGTCCAGCGGCTTCTCCTGCTGGCACACGTGGCACTTCTTCATGCACTAAGCATAAATGGTGCACCGGTAGCCATGCAGGCGAATCTCGAAAGTCGCTGGTCAGCCCACGTTTTGGAGCGACGCCATGGCGACCGGGGCGCGGTTCAGGAAGGCCCCGACGCTTCGGATCTCGAATTCCTTTCGCGGCCCTCCGCCGGCGGTGTTCGCGACGCGGCTGATGCCGTAGTCGAACTGGGCGGTGTCGCGCAGGGCCCGGTACTCCAGCACGGAGCTGATGTTGGCCTGCGGGAACGGGACGCGGTCGGTGCGGGCGATGATGGTGCCCGGGGGCAGGGAGACGTGGACCTCGATCGGGACGGTCACGCCACCGGCGGGGGCGTTGACGATCTCGCCGACGCGGCCACCTGCGGTGGTGGAGAGTCGGCCGCTGGCGTCGGTGTTGAGGAAGGTGGTGGCGCTGGTAGATCCGAGGACGAGGTTGGCGATCTCCTGCGCCTGGACGGCGTTCATCATGAGCGCGGTCGGCGAGCACTTCACCTGCTGCCACAGCGGCAGGAACAGCTGGTTCTCGATCTCGGCGACGCTGCCGCCGGACAGGGTGAGGGCGGCCCCGTCGAGGCTGGCGTTGATCGACGGGTTGGCGGTGCCGGTACCGGGCTGCGCCCACTGGCCCGAGCCGTTGTAGTCGCCGGCCAGCGACGCGAGGAACCCGTCGTAGTCGTTGGCGTTCGCGGAGCCGTTGTCGGCGGCGGCGTTGAACGTGGGCACGGCGTTGGCGGTGCCCTTCCACGACGTGGTCATGTCGGGGGTGATCGACGACGCGGGCAGCGCCTGGTTCGCGGCGATCGTCTTCGTCATGGTGACGGAGTTGACGGTCGTGGTCGTGTAGTAGTACCAGGTCGTGCCGTTTGCGGACTGGAACCAGTCGTAGCAGACGGCGCCGCGGACAGACGCGACCGTCGCGGACACTGAGTGGGTTGCCGCGGCGACGGTCGAGGTGGTGACGTTCGCGGAGTTGCCCTGGCTGTTGCCGCTGCCGTAGTAGTAGCCGGAGCCGGTGCGGGCCGCGACACCCACGTACACCTGGGTGGAGGCGGCGATGGTGCCGCCGGTGTCGGACTGGGTGACGGTGGGCGCGGCGGGGCGGGCGAGCGCGAACGACTGGGCGCCCATCAGCTTGCGGTCGTCGCCGATCAGGACCTGGTTGAGGGTCTGGAAAGTGGCGATCGCGTAGGGGTCGCCGTAGCCCTTGGCGAGGTCGAACGCGTCCTGGGTGACGAGGCCGGCGAGACCGGTCGGCTTGTAGCGGGCCTGGAAGTCCTGCTCGGAGAACTGGACCTCGTTGGCGGCGTAGTCGAAGCCCATCGAGGGGTCGGGCTGCGCGTTGGTGGTGTTCATGAGGGCGCGCCACACGGCGAACGGGTTGCCGTCGGGGCTCATCTTGCGGGCGACGATGTCGCGGAAGGGGGTGACGACCGGGATGAGGGAGACGAGCTCGGAGAGGTCGTAGCTGTAGATCCCGGTGCCCTCGAGGATGCCGCTGGTCTGGGCCTTGGTGATGGCGGCGAGGGTCTCTTCGGTGACGTCCTGCATGGTGCTCAAGGGGTGCCTCCTGGGCATGGGAAAGCCCCCGGCGCGTCACGCGGTTCCGGGGGCTTGAGGGGGTTGGTGGGGCGCCTACGGGCGCCGGCGGAGTTCGCTGAGCCGGTCGATGGCCATCTCCTGCAGTTCGATCGACGCCCGGTTCTGGGCTGCGGCGTCGGTCCCGCGGTACAGCTCCTGCTTGAGTTCGCGGGCCTTGGCGATGTCGATCGGGGGTCGGCCCTGGTCCTGGCCGCGCAGCTGCTGGGGCGTGGGGACGGCTCCGTTGGTGAACACCTTCGGCATGGCGGGCTGCTCCTCCAGCGCCCCTACGCGGTCCTGCAGGCCCTTGAGGAGGTCCGCCAGTTCCAGTACCGCATCACCGGTCTTGGTGATCTGTTCGGTCTGGGCGGCGCTGTGGTCCTTGAGGGCGTCGGTGATCGCGTTGAGGAGGCTGCTCTTGAGCATTTCGTCCGAGGTGGTGTGGGTGGTCTTGTTGATGTCGTCGTTGGGCTGGGTTTCGGCGGGGGTGCCGGCGTCGGCGGGCGGCTCGGGCGTCAGGTCGTCCTGGTTGCCCTGGTCGCTGTCGACGGTGTCCGGTTCGTCGTTGTTGGTGTCGGCGCCGGAGATGGGGGTGATCTCGCTGGGGTCGACGATGCCGACGAGCCTGCCCTTGGCGTCGTAGACGGCGACCATCGGCGTCTTGCCTTCGCTGTCGGCCTTGCCGACGGGTTCGGTGGTCGGGATGCCGGCGGGCTGCTGCGGGGCCGGTTCGTGGGTGCCCATGGCGGGTTCCTGTCCCGAGGCGGCGGTGGTGTCGGCGGAGGTGGTCGGCTGGGGCATGTTGGGTTCCTCGTTCGCCGTCTTCTCGACGTCCGCGGGCGCCGCCGGGAGCGACGCGAGGACTTTCTGGAGGGATTCGACGGCCCCGCGGATCGCAGCCTCGTTCGCGGTGGACAGGACCCGGCCGGCCTTGGTGACCATGGTCAGGGCTTCGATGGTGTCCAGCGGTGCCGTGTCGAAGTCGGCGAGGGCCTTCCCGACGGCGGCCATCTCCTCGCCGCAGTCCGCTTCGGCCTGTTCGGCGACCGCGAACGGGGCGAGGACGCTGATGGCGTAGTCGAGGGCGCAGCAGGCGTCCTGCAGGTCCATGGCCTGGTAGGCGTCCTCGTCGTCGCCTGCGGTCGCTTCGAGCATTTCGCGTTCGGCGAGGAGGTCTACGGCGGAGCGGGCGCGGGCGAGGATCGACGTCCACTTGCGGGCGGTGGCGGCGTCGATGGCCTCCCATGCCGGGGAGCCGGGGGTGGTGGGGTTGCCCGGCGCATCCATGCTGTCGGGTTCGGCGAGGATGACGGTCGGGTCGAGGTCGGTGTCGGTGTCGGCCACGGCGGACTCCTTCTTCAGGCTGCCGTCGGCCGCCCAGTTGTCGGGGATGAGGCTGGTTGCGTCGAGGGCCTTGGCTCTGGCTTCGATGTGGCGGCGGATCGCGTCGTGGTCGGCGCCGCCGCGGCCGACGGCGTGGATCGCGTTCTCGAGGTCTTCGCGATCGGCAATGGGGTACGCGCCCCCGTCCATCGCTTCGCCGTTGGCCTCCATGCGACGCAGGTCGTCGGCGTTGTACTTGGCCTTGGCGACCGGTGCGGCTTCGGTGGCGCGCTGCGCGGCCTGGTGGATCATCTTCGCGATCGCGGCGGGGCTTCCCGTCATGGTCACCGTCTCCTCGTTCGCGGCCGGTTCGGGCTGGGACTTGCCGATCAGGTCACGGACCAGGTCCGCGGGCATCAGCCCCGGACTACCGTCGGCCTGCTTCGCGATGAGGAAGCGGGTGCCGTTGGCGGCCTTGTCGACGAGGTCTACGCGGGGGATGTCGGCGTCGACGAGCTCGGTGAACTCGTCCTCAAGGGGTGAGGTCATTCGGTGCTCCGTCGGGTGATGCGCCGCGCCTGTCCCTGCGGCGAGAAGCCGGTGATCCGGCCGGTCTTGTACAACTGCCATGCGCGTTCGTCGAGGATCGCGCCGATGAGCCAGTCGCCGGCCTTGACGACGACGCCGTCGCCGAGGTCCCAGGGTTCGCCGCGCCAGATGTACGACTCGACGACCGTGGCCGCGCCGACCGTGGATTGCGGGCCGTGGAACAGGCCGACCTGGGCGCCTTTCTGGAGGAACCCCCAGGCTGCGCGTTCCAGCTCTTCGGCGGTGAAGTAGTCCCGCCCGCCGTCGGCACCCCGCTTGATCCGGGGGTCGGGGCCTGCCTGGTAGGCGACGCCGAGGACGTAGCGCTGCTCTTCTGCCATGGCACCTCCTAGACGCCGAGGCTGCACCGGCAACGCGGATGGGCGGGTGGGGTGGTGTCGCCGGAGGGGTACGCCTGGCCAAGTGGGACGGGCCCGGTGGCAGCGTTGGAGATGCAGACCGGGCAGACGTTGCTGGACGGGTCCAACATCCACTGCCCGTTGGGTTTCCCGCGGAGCAGGTAGACGGCGATAGCGCCTGCGGAGGATCCGCGGGTGACTTCGGTGATTGCGACGGTGAGGGCACGGCCGGGGTCGGTGAGGGCGTCCCGGATGGCGGTGGCGACCGTCTTGATGGTGCCGCCGACCGCCAGCACCTTCGCAATGTCCTTGATGCGGGATCGGCCGACCTCTTGCGCGGTCTGCGGGGCGGTCCCGGTCAAGCCTGGCAGGCTCCCGCCGGTGCCGAGGGCATCGATCTGGTTGCCGGCTTCATCGGTGTTGCCGTGGGCCCAGTCGCCGAGGGGCGGCTGGCCGCCGTCGAGGAGCGCGACCGCGGAGGCGCCGCCGATGAGGTAGGCGTCGGTGTACAGGCCGGCCAGGATAGGGATGAGCGGGGTCGCCAGGCCAAGGTGGCGGCTGGTCAGCCACGTCTCGGCGTTGACGCGCCTCGCCTGGTTGTCCTGGTCGGCGCTTGCGGGGTTGTGGTTGTTGTAGTCGCGGACGAGCTGCTCGGCCTGCTGGTGGTTGAGTGCCCCGCCGAGCGCCCCCGCGATGAGGGGCGCCCAGTGGTTGGCGTTGTGCAGGTCGAGGTTCCAGCCGGGCCAGTCAGCCCCCGCCGTGGGGGCTGCGGCTTTTCCCACGCCGGCCAGGTCGTCGCTGCTGTCGTCGTCCTGCGTTCGGCCGAGAGCGGCCAGGACGTCAGGCAGGGACTCCAGCAGTTCCGGGCGGACTGCCGGGTTGTCGACCAGTTGGCGGGGGTCCCACCAGGCGATCGCCTCGACGCAGTCGCCGTCCGGGTCGTCTGGGTTGGTGATGGCCCGGTCCCCGTTGACCGGCACGCACGCCTCGGAGGCGACGGTCCACACGATGCCCTGGTAGATGCCGTTCGCGCTGGTCCAGATGCCGGTTTGCACGCCCGGTGGGGGGATGCTGCCGGTCTCCTCTGCCCACTCCCGCCAAGCGCCCTGCAGCGGCGACTCGTCACCCTCCAGGTGCCCGCCGGGAAACTCCCAACATCCGGCTGCGGGGTCTTCTGGGTCGAGGGCCCGCTGCAGCATCAGGACTCGCCCGGTGTCGGCGGCGCGCATAGCGAGGCCGGCGACCGCGATGTCCCCGGCCGCTTTACGCACAGCCAACCGGCCGGTTTGGTTCAGGCGCCGGCCCCGCGTGGGGTCGATGGTCCGGAACTCGAAGTCCCGCCACACGCCTGCCCGGGTGCGGGCCTTCCGGAAGCGCCGGAACGCGTCGAGTTCGGCTTTGGCCAGCTCGGCGTGTTCGTCGGTTTCGTTGCCCTCGGTGTTGTCGTCGCGGACGAGGTCGTAGCTGACGATGCCCGTGCCGGTCGTGATGCCGCTGGTGGGGTTGTCCTTCGCTACCGGCGCCGAGGGCTGGGGCGGCGGTGCGGGCGGCATCGCGGACGACCCGTAGATCTGCTCGGCGAGGGGCATCGTCTTGATCGGCGGTTCCGGTGCGGCGCCCTCGACGCCCCCGAACACGGTGTGTGGCAGGTCCGCGCCGGGCTCAGGCGCGGCCGTGGACGGGTCGACTTGCCCAGACACCGCGTACAGCGACGACAAGGGGATCGGCCCGGACCGGGTGGTGAAAACGAACCGGGGCACGGGGACCCCGTCCGGTTCGGGCAGCCCGTACCGCATCTCGCGGACGTCGGACGGGGAGATAGCGCCCATGTCGACGTAGATCTTGTCGGCTTCGGCCTGGTCGCGGCGGTCTACCTGCTCCTCGCCCAGGTCGAACGCGAACCGCAGCGGCAGCCCGAGGTCGTCCTGCAGAAAGCTGCTCAGGATCCCCTGGACGTGCTTGATCAGCGGCAGGTCACCGACGCGATGCTGCACATCGGCCTGCGACTCGCCGCTGCTCCGGTTGACGTTCTCGGTGAACCCCAGGTCCGCGGGCACGACGTGGTAGGCCGCGGCAGTCTTCCGCATCAGGAACAGAGAGAAGGAGTCGGTGAAGTCCTTCTCGTTCGACCAGGCGATCTCGCTGCCGCCGGGCATCCACCGGATCTGCGATTTCATGGCCTGGTCGCCGAGCATGAACGAGTCCCAGTAGGTCTGGAACTCCTCGATCTGCTGCGGCGTCCACGACTCCGGTGCGCTCGCGAAAGCCTGCGGAATGTTGCCTTCGGTGAAGCGCTGCAGGAAGTACGCCTGGAACCGCAGGTCGGTGTTGGCGTTGAGGAGGATGCTCTCCAGCGGCGCCCGGCCATACGGTGATCCCGGGACCTTCCGGAACGGCACGTAGATCAGGTCGGAGCGGGTGAGCCAGTTCCACGGCAGGCCCTGCACGTACTGCACGTAGGCCGGCGGCTCCGGGTCTCCGGGCGCGGCCGGGGTAGGGCTGTTGCCCCAGTAGTCCAGCAGCGGCGCCACGCTCGTCCCGTCGACCACGCGCAGGCCGATGGCGCGACCGCCGCGGTTCCGCATCCGGTACAGGGTGCCCGCGTCGTAGGCGAGGATGTCGAACAGGTATTCCGACAGCCACGACTCGAACGGCAACTCCCGGTCGGGCCGCTTGAGGGCGGCCATGCCGGTCGGGATGGAGTCGGTGACGTCCCCGCCGTAGCCCTTGGCGGCGATCAGTGACCAGTCCAGGGACCGGATCGAGTCGATGCGGTGCCAGATGCACATGGACGCGATGTCGTAGGAGTCGATCAGCCCTTTGAGGGTGTCGAACGCGACCCGCTCGTGGGATCGGGGGCGTGCGGAGATGTTGTAGCCAGTGACGAAGTCCTGGCTGCGAGGAGTGCGCTGGTAGCCGTCGTAGGGTCCGATCGGCTCGCCCGGTGAGAACGGCGAGGCGGGGGTCATGTGGGAGGCGGCTTCCGCGTTTTCCATCGCGGCGGGCACGCTGTTGCTGCCGAAGACCTTGGCGAGGCGGTCGCGGACACCCATGCGGTGGGACCCCCCGTCAGTGGCTGGCGCGGTATGCGGCGTCACGTGCCCGCTTGCGGGCGGCGGCAGGATCCTCAGAGGAGTCGACGGCGATGGGTCCCGGGGCGGGTTGCGGGGTTGGCGTGGTGCTGGGGGTGGTTTCGGCACGGCGGCGGGCGTAGTCGATCCAAGCCTGCGCCCCAGTGCCGATGTTGGTCAGCATGTATCGCAGCGCGTCCACGGCGTGGTCGCTGCTGGTGGTGTCGGCGTCCTCGGGGTCGCCTTTGGTGGCGTGCGGGAGGTCGGTGAGTTCTCGGTACAGTTCGGTGACCGTACTGAAGATGTGGATCTTCGGGCAGGTGTCCCAGCCATGCGCCCTGTGGTGCGGGCACGCCGGTCCCTCGGCGAGGTAGGAGCGAACCCGCTGCCAGCCGGTGACCCGGGATCCGCCGCCCTTCCCTGCCTGTGTGAGATACACGCCGTTGTCGGAGTACACCGCGGCGATCGGTTTCGCGTCGCCGCGAGTCGCCCACATCGCGTCATCGGCGAACCGGACCGCAACGTGCTCCTCTTCTGCTTCTGCGGCGAGGATCCGCTGCGCCTGGTCGGCCTCTCCGACGTGCGTCTTGTACAGCTCGCGGTAGATCCAGACGCGCCCGTCTTCATCAACTGCGCCCCACAGGACCGCCCAGGGCTTGGTGAATCCCCAGTCGACACCGTTGTACCGCTGCCACGAGTCGGGGAGGCTGACCGGTTCGATGACATGCCGGTCGCGGTTGACTTCGGGGAACATTTGGCCGGCGAACACGTCCCAGTCACCGTCCAGAAACGCTGCCCGAAGTTTCCCGTCCAGGGCCTGGAGATCCTGGGCGTACTCGGGGTTGACGTGCGGGTTGTCGGACAGCTTCGAGGGGATGAACCGCACGGTCCGCCCACGCTCGTCAATGACAACCTGCTCGCCGTAGTTCGTCGGCTTGATGTACCGGGTTTTCACCGCGCCATGCCCGGCGCCGCCCGGGTTAGTGCCCGAGCGGATCCCGATCACCGGAATGTCGGCACGGCCGGACCGCAGCCGGGACTCAAGGAACGAGCACACGTCTGGCGGGGTGAGGGTTCGCTCGTCGAACGTCAGCTTCTGGTACTGGCCGCCCTGCCGGCGGGAGGCGTCCTTCACGGACTCGGCGTACCGGAACATCAGCAGGCTGCCGTTGGGGAAGCGCAGTTCGTACTCGGTGCCGTTCCACGAGGCGCCGATCGCGGAGGCGTAGCCGACCTGCGCTAGCTCAGCGAGCAGGGATTCCTTCAGCTCGCCGTAGGTCCGGCGGAAAGCTCCGATACGGATCCCGGGGTGCCGGATGCAGTCCAGTAGGTCGTCCATGAGCAGCGCGCGGGTCTTGCCCCCGCCTGCGCTTCCGCCGTACAAGACATCGAACTCGTCCGCTTGGTGGAAGAGTTCTTGCTTCGGCGTGGGGGCGTACTCGAGTTTGCCGAACACGTCCATGGCGCGCATGTTCTCGCCGCGGCGCCGGTCGAGTTCAGTCCGGAGCGCCTTCAGTCTCGTCAGTCTCTCGATCTTCGCGTTCAAGAGCGGCGAGCTGCTTGGTGAGGTCGGCGATCTCTTCGTCGATGGCATCGAGGGTTCGCACCTCCGCACGCAGCGGGGCATCGAGGCCCTGGAGCTTGGCGCGGCGTTCGGCGCTTCGCCTGCGCCTGTCCTCGATGTTGAGGAGACGGTCCGCGAACAGGAGGAACTTGGTGTCGTCGTCGCAGGCTTCGGCGAGACGCTTGACCTTGGCGTAGAGGTCTGCGAGTCGGGCGAGTTCGTCGTCGAGCCGCATCATTTCGGCTTCGCGGTAGACCTCGATGCTGGCGGCCTGCTCAGCAATGTTCTCTTCGAGGGCGCGGGTGAAGTCCTTGGTGGCATGTCCGCGGGAGCTGTAGCCGAGGTCTCGCCAAATGTCCTCGAAGCGGCGCCCCTCGAGGCGGGCGTCGATCAGTTTCTTCCGGCGTGCGGCCGTGTCGGCGCGTTTGGCCTTTGATGCTGGCATCTGTCCACCTCCGCGTGACGGGTCATGTCCCGAGGGGCCAGTGGATGTAGGTCCAGTAGCCGTCGTAGCCGTCGCCGAAGTACAGGCGGCAGGATGTGTCGCCGTTCTTCCACACCATTTCCATGGTCCAGTTGCCGTTGGTGTCGATCTCGCCGGCTTGGACGGTGAACAGGCGGGTGCCGGAAACGCTGGGGAAGGACTGCGACTGGGCGTACCAGGCGGCGTAGCCCTCCGTGTTGGGGGTTGGGGTGCCGGAGGAGACGAAGCGGCTGATTCCGCCGGTGCTGTTGCGGATGACGGCGTCGAGGAAGTACGTGGTGCCGGTCCGCAGGAACGATGTGGACCAGGCGATGACGTCGCCGGGTTTCGCGGGGATGGTCCGGCCGACGTGGACGCCGTTGCTGCCGATGACGGTGGTCCAGTCCGCGGCGGTGGCGAGGGTGATGATGCCTGCGCCGACGGGGGTGTCGTAGAAGGTGGGGATGACGCCGCCACCGCCCCCTGCCGGGCCTGGGGGTCCTTGGGGGCCGGGGGTCTGGATGGTGACGGTGGGCGGGAGGCTGACGGTCACACCCATGCCGGGCCCCCCTTACGGGTTGGCGACGAGTTGGGTGGTGAAGTTCCCGGCGACCCAGGTGATGGCGGTGGGGGTGCCTGGGTTGGACCACAGGGCGTGGGGGCGTTGGCCTTTGCCGAGGAGTGTGGTGGCGGCGGGGGTGAGGGTGACGGTGACGATGCCGGTGAGGGGTGTGACGGTGATGGAGCCCTGGCTGGTGGGTGTGGTCGTCACGGACACGAGTGGCGGGACAGCGGCGTCTTGGACGGTGGGGCGGATCACGAATTCCCACGTCAGGCCGGTGAGGTTGATGGATGTGCCGTCGGGGTTGGTGAGGGTGAACGTCTGCTGCCACTGGGAGCCGGCGGCGGTCGTGAACGACATCTGGTTGGGGAGTTGCGGCACGCGTGTCCCCTCTCGTGGATGCCGCGCGGCCCGGTGTCCCGTCTGGCCGGGCCGCGCGGGCAGGCGTCGCCTTCTGGCATCGGCCTGCGGGCCCCGGCATCGGCTCGGCGCAAGCCGGCGGGGCGTCTGTAGGTCAGGTGTGCGATGGTGGTCGGCAGGTCGGGCACGGTGCGCCTGCTCCGCATCCGCACGCGCCGTGTTCGCAGACCGTGCTTCCTCGGGCGCCGGTGTCGCAGCAGAGTGGGCCCCAGGGGCGGTTGGGATGGTCCTCGCAGACGTGGCCAGTGTCGGCACAGGCCGGGCAGGGCACCGTCATCAGGCGGCGAGGTGACTGCGGTGGGCCCGCTGCCGGGTCGCCTTCTCGGCAGCGAGCACATCCAGGGCTCGGTAGCGGGGCCAGCCGCGCCGGTTCACGGGGCTGATCTTCCCGCGGCGCTTCCACTGGTAGATGACGTCATTCGTGACGCCTGCCGCTTCGGCCGCTTCGGCAGTGGTCCACGTCGTGGTGGTGAGATCGCCTTCGATGACCATCGGTGACCTCCCCGGGAACACGAAAGGCCCCGAGCGGGAAGCCCGGGGCCTTTCGAAGACATGTGTGCCGTGGCCCAAATCTGACACAACCGGTCGATCTGAGTCAAGCGACTCTGGATGCCTGGCATTCGGAGGCGAGTTGCTTGGTGTGTTCATGGAACTCAGCCGGCGTTAGCAGCAACTGACAGAGCGGGTTCCGGCACTCAATGTAGTCGTCGCCGTTTTCCCGGAAGAGGGTGAGCATCTCGCAGCGCGGGCACGGCACCCGGTGCTGTTCGAGCCGTCGATCGCGGGCGGTGAATCGCTGGGCCATGCGGTGCCAGGTGCCGATCTGGGCGGCCGGGTTGGCTGAGTCCTTCTCGTGGGGCTCTGCGGCGGCGGGGTGGTGGGTGAGGGCCCAGTCGAGGTGGGCGTCGAGGAACCGCACGGTCGCGGTGAGGGTGGCGCCTTCGTTGCCGCGGCCGGGGCGTGCCGTGAGCTGGCGGAGGTCGCGGAGGTCGTCTTCGAGTTCGGTGAGGCCACCGATGATCAGGTCGGTGAGGAGCCGGCTGGCTTGGCCGGGCCAGGCGGGTACTCCTCCGGCGATCCGCCCGATCGTGCCCGCTTTGGGCCCGCGGGTGCCGTGGGTGGCCTCGAGCCAGATCGCCGCTACCAGTTCGGGGAGTTCACCGAGCTGCGCCCGGGTGCGCGTGGTGCAGGGTTCGCAGTGGACGGGCTGGCCCCACCGCGGCGACAGGTCGTGCGGCGTCTCGTGCTCCAGGCGGGCCTTCTCGGCTTCACGCCAGGCGGTGTTCTCTCGTCCCGGGCAGGCTACGGGCGTGGTGGACATGGCGGGCTCCCAGGGTGCGCAGGTACGGCACCATCATGCGGGTGCCACCCGACAACCCCCGGGCCGTCAATCCCGCCGCTGGGTGAGCGGCTCGGGTAGCTGCGCCAAGTCGTGGATCCTAGCGTCCGTCGAGGCGTGGCCGCCTTTCAATGCGCGGGAGAGGTGCCGCATCCCGGCAGCTGCGGCGGCCGCGGTGCCGGGTGTCGGTTGGATGCCGAATAGCTCCCACTCCAGCTCGGCGATGCGCAGCCTGTCGGGGACCTGCCGCCGGGCCTGTTCTGTGCGGCGCCGCCACCTCACGTCGTCTCCTCTGTCCAGCCCCAGCCCTCGGCGAGTGCCATGACTGTCTCTTCGAGAGCTCCGGTTCTGGCTTTGCCCGTGTCGGATTCCCAGTCGTAGGCGTGAAGGTCCGCCGGGTATTCAGCGCGCGCTGCCTCATAGAGCCCGATCAGCTTCCGTTCGGCGGTGATGCGGCGGAGTACGGCGGCCGGGTCGTTCGCGGCGATGTGCACCGCGTCGACCATGCGCTCGACGCCGCCGCCTTCGTAGCCGTGGCCGACCACGCTGGTGCGGTCGTGGACGCCGGGCCCGGTGCCGATGGTCGCCTCGAACCCGCAGTCGTGGTCGACGTACTCGAACGCGGTCCACGGGCCCGCGGTCGCTGCCTCCGCGCGGGCCTCCGCCTCGGCGTGGGCAGCACGCAGGAACTCCAGTGGGTCGGTCACGGCGCCCACTCCTGCCGGTAGTCGGGGTGGTCGGCGTACACGACGGCGAGCATGCGCAGGATGTCCCAGCCCGAGCCGAAGACGCCATCGACATCGCTGTTCCAGATGAACAGCGCCTCGTCCATGATCCGCCTCTTCATCTCGACCTCACGCAGCACCCGCGTCGCCACGACGGGCGGCAAGCCCGCCGTCGTGCGCCTGTCCCAGCCGTCGTAATCCAGGGTCGGCTCCGCTTTCAAGTAGCCGCGGCGCGCCTCCTCGTCGTCCTCGTCGAACCGGGCCCGCAGGAACGCGATCAGGTCGTCCGTCATTGCGCACCCACCGCGGCACGAAGACGCTCGAACCATCCCCGGTGTCGCCGGTTCCCCCGCTCCGCCAACCGGCGCAGTCTCGGAGACTGGGCGAGTCGCGCCGCATACAGCGCATCGAACAGCGCCCAGTCCGCGCTGGCCATCGCCACGTGCAGACGTTCGCCAGCTTGCTCCGCTGTAAGGCCAGTAGCCCGAATCCACGCATAGTCGCCAGTGGTCGTGTGGTCACCCATGCGGCCATTGTGCTCCCCGTACCCGACAACCAGGTGGAGCCGTCAGCGGCCGTACACGTTCCGGTTCCACCACTCGTGGAGTTCCTCGTCGTCGTAGTCGATCCGCCCTGGGGACGCCGAATCCGCGGGGTCGAATTCGATGCTGACCGGATCGTCTTGCGGGTCGAGCCGCGTGAGCGCGATGAGTGCCGCGACCTGCTCGACCGTCATGGGGCCGTTGATGACGAACATCCGGCTGCGGTCGCCGCGGCCGACTGCCCCTGTGGCTGCGATGATTCCGGCGACGCCGAAATTCTCGCAGCCGCCCATGTGATCCTGATCTGTGCCATGTCGAGAGGCTATGGGCAGCCTCTGACAAGCGGGTCACGCTCGTAGGATCCGGCTCTTGGCCTGTTCGTATTCGGTGTCGGTGAGCGCGCCGGTCTGGTGTAGGGCGGCGAGTTGTGTGAGCTGGTCGGCGACGGACGTTCCCCGCGCGGTGCCGCCGCGGTGGCTAATGGCGTCTTCGATGGCCTTCCGCAACTGATCGAACTCGGCCTGCTTCGCGGTCTTGAATGTGATCGTGTTCTCGTCGCGGAGCGCGTCCTTCTCCTGATGCCGGCTGCGGGTTTCGATGGTGCCCGGGATGGTGATCCGTAGCCAGCCGACGGTGAGTCGCCCGGCGGGTTTCCATTGGACGCCGCTGATCTGCCCTATGGGGATGGTCTTGCGGGCTGCGGGCAGGTAGCGGGTCGGCCGGTGCCGGTCGATGGTGAGGTGTTCGCCGTCGAATGCGACGGTGAGGGTGGTCATGCGGATTTCGATCACTGCTGCCCCCTGGTGTGGTGTGGGCGGCAGTGTCCCATCTGCCGGGGGGTTGGTGTGGCGGTTTCCCGGCGGCCGATCATGCGGGTGCGGGATGCTGCCGTCATGGCGGTGGTGTTCTCGGTCCTCGGCGATACCGAGGATGAAGCGCAGGCGGCGCTCGTCCGTTTGTGCGCGGCACTCGGCCTCGAGGTACTGGGCGAGCCGTCGGAGATCCTCGGCCGCGGCAGGTGGCTCGCCCGCGCAACACCCCCAGACACACCAGAGCCCCCACCGCAGTAGCGGCAGGGGCTCAGGACAGGCGGGTGGTTCAGGCGTCGGGCAGGCAGTAGCAACGAACGCGGTACCGCCGGGGCATCTGCGGGGCGGCGCCTGTGCTGACGACGGTCAGGTGTTCGTCGGGGAAGGCGTAGTGGCCGGCGATGACCCAGCCAGTGCCGGTGAGGATGTTCATGCCGTTCTCGTGGTCGCCGACGGTCGCGGTGCGGCCGATGAGGTGCTGGTGCCGGTGGGGTTTGGGCAGGTGGTCGACGGAGGTGATGGTGACGACGGTGCCGGTCGGGTACATCGTCACCTTCCCCTGCGTCGGCTGGTTCGCCAGCCGATCGGGCCGGGCAGGTCGGCGCTGGTGGTGACCGTGCCGTTGCTGGAGTAGGTGCGCTTGAGTCGCTTTCCGCCGATGGTCCAGGAGTGGGAGTGGCGGCCGACGTTGAGGCGGACGAAGGGCAGGATCTGCCACGACTTCCGGAAGGTGATCGCCATCAGCGGGCTCCCTCGCCGAGCTTCGTGGTCATGGTGGCCTTGAGGAGTTCTGCAGCCTCGGTGCCGTCGGTCGTGCGCGTGTTGAAACGAGCGGTGACCTCGCGGACGATCCGGTCGGTGGTCTTGGTGTCGCCGCGGCGCTTGGCCTCTACGTACTCGCGGACGGAAGCGTGCTTGTAGGCCATGGTCAGTTCTCCTCTTCAGGGATGCGGACGTTGCAGGTGCGGCAGGTGACGGTGTCGTGGTGCTGGTCGGTGGCGCCGACCGGGCGGCCTTGGTCCTCGTAGGTGATGTGGTGGTCGGCGTGATCGGCGAGGGGCATGGTCAGCGCTGCTCCTGCCGGTAGTAGCCGTTGCGGGGGTCGGTGGTGTGGGAGCGGTGGACGCGGTACCCGTCTGTGGCTTTGACGAGAGGGTCGCGGCTGGTGCCGTTGTGGCCGCAGGCTGCGCAGATGTCGCGCTGGCCGTTGTGGTCGCGGCGCTGCTGGGCGGCGTTGATGAAGCCGGCCATCAGCGGACGGTCCAGCGGCCGCCAGCGTTTCGGATGTCGGCGCCGGGGATGATCAGGTTGCCCATGGCGGGACCGATGTCGAGGTCGTTGACCTGGTTGAGGAGGTTGGCGATCTGCTGGGCGAGTTTGCGGGCGCGGCGCTCACGGTCGCGGAGTTCCGCGGGGGTGCCGGTGAACATGAGGCTCCTCAAGATGTGGTGGCGTGTTGGGTGTGATCGAGGGCGATGGCGATCACCTGCTGTCGGACTCGGGCGTCGCCTCTTGTGCCGAGATTCGTTTCCCTTCCGCAGGTCGGGCAGGTGACCACGGTGTCGGTGACGGACTGGAGTGCGCGCCGGGCCCCGGCCACGGTCACGATGGCGATTCCGATAGGGATCAGCTCGGTCATGGGGCGTCCTTACGATCTTGTTGGGGTGGCCCGGGGCGATCTCGGGTCAGATGTTGATTTGTGTTGTTGATCCGTGTTTGTCGCGCGGGCGAGGGCGGTGTTTGCCCCGGTTTGTGAGCCGGACATGCCCCGGACAGAGGCCGGACACGTCCGAGTGGCGTCCGACCCCTGTCCGGGCGAGTGTCCGGGGTGCAGACCGGGGCAAACCGGGGCGTTGTCCGGGGTCTGTCCGGGCAGGTCAGGCGGCTTGCGACTGTTCCAGGAGCGCCGTCAGATCGGCCTGGCGGTACCCGTTCACGCGTCCGGTCTTGTGCGGAACCGTGATCTTCACGGTTGCCCCGGCGCCGGCCTTCCGCAGCAGTTCCCCGAGGCGTTCCGCGGGCATCTCCAGCTCCGCGGCCATCTCCTCGACCTGTGCGTCCCGGCCAAGCTGCTTCATCACCTCGACCGCGTCCGCGAGCGCTTCGTAGGCCGCAGAGTCCTGCGGGTCGAGCAGGTGCAGGAGTCGGCCCGGGACGCCGTTCCGGTTGGGGCCGCCGCCGGCCGAAGAGAAGCCGGTCTCCTGCTGCAGCGTGGCCTCGATCGGGTCCGCCCACTGGCCGACCAGGCGACCGGCCTTCCCGCGGAGACGGACGGCACGTTCCAGCAGGAGGCTGATCTCGCCACGCTCGTCCTCGTCGAGGTCGAAAGATCGCGCGAGGTCCGTTACCGCCGCGAACGGGTTGACCATCCAGCCCAGGCCGGGCCGCGGAGGGTCGAACTTCGACGCATCCCGGCCGGCTCCCGCCGAGCCCTCGCCGAGGATCGCGTTGGACTGGGTGGCGTTGTCGACGCGCATGGCCCACTTGGTGCCGCAGTTCATGGCCAGCGCCTGAGGGATGACGGCGACCTCCGGGTACTGCGTGATCAGGACCATGAGGATTCCGGCGCCCGCGGCAACCGATGACAGTTCGATGAGGGCTTCGAGGATCTCGTCGCGCAGCGGCTTGCCGGGGCGCGTGTAGGTGGCGAGCTCGTCGATGATGAGGAGCTCGATGCCGCCGAGCTTCACGATGGTTTCGGCGGTCATCTTTGACTTGCCGAGCTTCCCGAGCAGCGCCTCGCGCCGGTTCTTGTCCGCCCGCAGAGCGTTGAGGAGGGCGAGGAGCCGCTTCGGGTCGGGCTTGAAGTAGGTCGAGGCGACGCCGGCGCGGGCGTAGGCGTCCCACTCGCCGTTCTGCTTTCCGGCGACGATCCGAAGGTTGATGCG